TCAGAGACGAAAACTGCTAAAAATTGCTATGACTCTGATGGTAACCTTTTAGTTTTATAATGGAGAAATATTTTGTTTAATATAGTTGATATGAAAATTGTACCCGAAGACGTTAACATCAGTGTTAGTCCTTCAAGTGCGGAATCACTTCACGAAGTTTTTCGCGAGGTAAGAAACCTGTGTATGACAATAGCATCATCCGAAACTGATTTATTGATTGACATAGGTGAAAATTCTGATGGAATGCCTGAAGCGGAAATTTTCCGCGACGGTAAATTAGAAAGAAAAGTTTTTGCTACATTTTCTTAAAAAAAGTGTTGACAAAACATATTTTATATGTTAAAATAACATTTGTTATTAAATAATAAAGGAATAAATTATGAGTCACGAAGTAGAAACAATGGCATACGCGGGTCAAGTTCCATGGCATGGTCTCGGTACTAAAGTTGCAGCCGACCTAACTCCACGACAGATGCAGAAACAGGCGGGTCTAGATTGGTCTGTGGTCAAACGGCCATCATTTGTCACCTTTGACGGTGATATGATTGAGACCGGCACTAACGCATTATTGCGAGAGTCTGACAACACAGTTCTCTCGCCATCTGTGGGTGATGGTTGGGAACCAGTACAGAATTCTGAAGCGTTCGATTTCTTCAACGAGTTCTGTCTTGCTGGTGATATGGAAATGCACACTGCTGGTTCATTGAAAAATGGCCAGATTGTCTGGGTCCTCGCAAAGATCAAAGAGTCCTTCGATGTCCTTGGTGAGGACAGAGTTGACAACTATATGTTGTTCTCTAACCCCCATCAGTATGGCAAGTCCCTGAACGTCCGTATGACCCCCACACGGGTCGTTTGCAACAACACCCTTACTATGTCCTTAAATGGTGCCACTAATAATGAGGTGAAGTTGAATCATCGTCGTGAGTTCAATGCTGATCTTGTGAAGGATCAGATGGGTCTTGCTCACGAGAAGTTTGAACAGTACCGAGACGCCGCACGATTCATGGCAAGTAAGAAGGCTAAGTTCAGTGACCTGATTACCTTCTATAATGAAGTGTTCCCTGCGGCTAACACCAAGAAGAAAGAAGCAAAAGAATACGCAGACCTTTCAACTACCGCCAAAGCAGCATTTGATGTTCTTGAGACTCAGCCAGGTGCTGAGATGGCGATGGGTACATGGTGGAATGCTCTTAACTCAGTGACCTTTATCACTGACCACAAACTGGGTCGATCAACTGACGCACGTATGGCGTCTGCTTGGTTCGGTATTAACCAAACTAGAAAATTAAAAGCGACTAACATTGCACTTGAAATGGCGGAGGCAGCATAAGATGATGGAATATAACCCTGAGACTCATGAGTACACTGGTGAATATAAAAACCATGCGGAGATCCCGTTGGAACATCGACGAGTGATCCTTGATGAGACTTTATCGAAACGAGTGGCTAAAGTTCCTATTGCAGAATGTAATGAAATCATTCGTGAACACTTAGAGTTCCAAAAGTCTTGTTTGGCTTTGATGAACTATGAAATTGTTGTGTCGGATGGTAGGAAGTTTAGTTTTGATTGGCGACATGACCTAGATGATGTTCTTGTGCAATTTGATAAAATCATCGGAGTTTATCCTAACAAACGCACAGATATAATTGTTTGTCTCAAACAAGCAAACAAGATAGTGAAAGCATACGTTAAAGGTATGTGGTATATTCCTAAACCAAAAGATACTCTGGAAATCAAACCCTCTTCTAATCGTATGTCTCAAGCTTCCTAAATAAAAATATGATTAGTAAAGTATCATCACCATGTATAGGCGTCTGCACACTTGACCCCACTTGGGGCCAAATGTGTGTTGGGTGTCATAGATTTCTTGTTGAAATAAACAATTGGCAATATTATGATGATGATGAAAAAAGTCAAATCATAGAAAGAATTCAAACATTGAGAGATGAAGATGAATCGACTTATCCCGACTATCGTTAGTGGGTTTTTATTAACATTAGTATTGATTTGGATATTTAAAAATGACGATAAAAAACAAAGTTTTGAAAAACAAATTGAACCGCAAACGCAGAGCTTCAGGGAGGCCTCCCCGTCATCAACAATACCAGAACTTGATGAATTACCAGAAAGAGATGGAAATCGAGTTGGAGAATTCCAAAAAAGCGAACAACTATGTCTTGCTCTCAATGTCTATCATGAGTCTCGTAGCGATAACCTTGCTGGGCGGATTGGTGTGGCAGATGTTGTCCTTAATAGGGTAGATTCTAAACATTTTCCCGACACCATTTGTGGTGTGGTGAATCAAGCAAAGATGCGGGTGAATTGGAAGGGTAACGATGTTCCTGTTCGTGGTATGTGTCACTTTTCTTGGTATTGTGACGGACTATCAGACGAACCTCTCGAAGAAGATGCCTGGGAAGACGCACAGATTGTTGCAGAGATGGTTTTACGTGGTGGGTGGAGAGGAATAAGTGAAGGATCGACCCACTATCATGCGACATATGTACAACCGAATTGGATCAATGATCGAGGCATGGTTCCAGTAGGTAGAATTGGCGAACATAAGTTTTATAGGTGGCATTAATATATAAATAGATATTATGGCATATGACTTTTTCCCAAAATCAGTTAACGAACTGAGAGAAAAAACAAAAAACTTTCCTCCAGAATCTCAGGGGGAACTTTTTTTGTTGTTTCAATATCTAAAAAAGAAATTTCCCAAGCTGGAAACACCGATCAACTTAGATTTAAAAGAAAAGAAAAAGGCTAACGTTACTCGATACATCGAGAACGATATCAAGATTGGTATCATATCAAAAGAGGCTAAATTAGATAAACTTAAAATTAAATTTGGTAATGGTTCATCAGGCAATCGAGGGGTTAACAACCGAGGAAACCTGTTTGAACCACAATTTGCAGAAGCACTGTTAGCTTGGTGGAAAGGTGAAAAAGTATCAGACAGACCTATGCTTCTTGCAATTGAAGACCTAGACAAAACATATGGTATTCGTAAGTGGAAAAAACTTAAGGTTGACATTTTAGGTGGAGAAAATACCAAGCGTCCTCTCATTTATTCACCTAAGATCGCACTGAAAAATCCAAAAGGCACTGGATACGATGTTGGTAAGTCTGTAACAGATATTACTATATCCGATGGTACTCTTAAAAATCAGGTGTACCTGTCGTTGAAACTGGGTAGTACTGTGACATTTTTTAATGTAGGTTTACGTACCACGCCTTCAGGCACAGGTATCACTCCAGATGCTGTGAAATCATATAATATCGTGGGTGAAGGTCTTAAACTTTTACAGACTTTCGGAATAGATCCTGTAGCCTTCTGTGATGTGTTTAACCAGAAGTTAGAACGCGGATACAAAGAAATTGTCAGACCCACTGAACTAACAGAACTCTTAAAGACTGGTATAGGTGAAGGGTATCATGTTATTCATAAAATGCCAGGCAAAATCATCTCTAAAAAGATGGATCTTTCTTCTTTAAATCGGGCTGCAAACATTGGTTCTGCTACCATATATTACGGCGGAAAAGGTGGTAATGGTCGTAGGATTGATTACGTTGTAGAATCTTCTACATATAAGTTCCAACTGAATATCAGAGATACTCAGGGAAAAGATGGGTATCCTACTCGACTTATGTGTAACTTTTCTTATAAATAGTGTGTATGATATCATTTAAAGAAACATTATCGGAACAAAAGAACACTCATATGACCCACATTGAGGACAAGGTTCTCTATGGTGGTGTCAATGGTACGCGTCAAGCAATATTCGCTCTGAGAGACCTCAGAGACCTTCTAGGCGGTTCTGGAGGGTCAGTTTCAGTCAAGTGGGACGGTGCACCCGCAGTGTTCGCTGGGACAGACCCTCGTGACGGTAAATTCTTTGTTGCAAAGAAAGGGATTTTCAATAAAAACCCCAAAGTCTACAAGACTGATGCAGAAGTCGATGATGATACTTCTGGTGATTTGAATAAGAAACTGAAACTTGCACTAAAATATTTGCCAGCCCTCGGCATTAAGGGTGTAATACAAGGCGATTTTCTTTTTGACTCTTCTGAATTAAAAACTAAGACAATTGACGGTAAAAAATATGTAACATTCCACCCCAACACAATAGTTTATGCTGTACCTGTTGAACAAGCCTCTGCTTTGAAAGCAGCTAAAATGGGGATCGTTTGGCACACCACATACACAGGCAAAACTTTTGAGACCATGAATGCTTCGTTTGGTGTAAACGTTTCGGCCTTAAACAAAACCAGTGCAGTGTGGTCTCAGGACGCATTTCTCCGAGACATGTCATCTGCCACAATGAATAAACGGGAAACAGCAGATGTTAACAAAACTCTATCACAAATTGGTGTTCTTTTCAATTCTATTAGCGGGACGACATTACGTGCATTGGAAGGAAACCAACAACTCGCCCAACACATCGAAACCTTCAACAACACATTTGTCCGAAGCGGAACAGTTATCGGAAACTCAAAATCACACACCACAAGACTGATTAAGTGGATAACTAAAAAATATCAGAAAGAAATAGACACACGAAAAACAACAAAAGGTAAAAACGCACAACAAGCCAAACTTGATGATCTCCTTGCATTTTTTTCCTCTTCAAACAAAGAAAATCTAATTAAAATGTTCGAACTACAGAAGTTAATAGTAGTTGCGAAAATGAAACTTATAAATAAACTTAATCAATTGCAAAACATCGACACTTTTGTCAAAACCAAAAAAGGTTATAAAGTGACTGGCGCCGAAGGTTACGTTGCAATCGATAAGTTAGGTGGTGATGCGGTAAAGATTGTTGATAGAATGGAATTCTCATACAACAACTTTTCGCCTGATATTTTGAAGGGATGGGATAAACCGACAAGGAACTAAAATGGCAAAGCCATTATCTTTTAAAGATTTTATTGCTGTGGATTACAAACCCGGTGAGCATGAGATAGTTAAATATGCTGCACATAAACGACATCGTGGTCGTATTGGAGAGGGTTCTACAGAAGAAGCTTTAGATTTTTCACAAAGACGAGCTCGAGCTCGATCCATGAAAAAAAATAAAAATAAAATTGCAATGGGTCGTAGACGCGCTGCAAAAAAACCCGCCAACACCGAAAGACTGACTAAACGTGCACAAAGACAAGCACGTATGTTATTATTTAAAAAATTATCTAAGGACACACCTAAAGGTGATGTACCTGTTGCTCGCAGACAGGGTATAGAAAAACGCCTAGATAAAATGAAACCACGCATTCAAAAGATCGCTAAAAAACTCATGCCGCAAATCCGCAATCAAGAGAAACAGCGAAGAATGGGACAGTCGGGAGACAAATAATGTCTTTAAGTTTTAAACAATACCTTGTCGAAGAAACGCGAGAAGTTTTTTTCACTTTCGGCCGGATGAATCCGCCGACAATTGGTCATGGAAAATTGATGTCCGTGTTGTCTATTAAAGCTGGAAAAAATCCATACAAAATTTATCTATCACAGTCCAGTGATCCTAAAAAAAACCCTCTAGACTACAGTCAGAAAATCAAACATGTTAGAAAAATGTTTCCTAAACATGGTCGTAATGTAATCCTAAACAAAAAAATTCGCAATGTATTTGAAATTGCAGTGTCGTTGTACGATCAAGGATTCAATCGCATCACTATGGTCGTTGGTTCAGATCGAGTGACAGAGTTTAAGACATTACTCGAAAAGTATAACGGAACTAAGGCTAGACACGGGTTTTACAATTTTGAAAAGATTAACGTTGTGTCTGCAGGAGAAAGAGACCCTGACGCTGAAGGTGTTGAAGGTATGTCTGCTTCAAAACAACGAGCAAACGCTTCCCAAAATGATTTCACAACATTTTCTCAAGGCGTTCCTTCTACTATGTCTAACAAAGATGCGAAGAGGTTGTTCAACGATATTCGTATTGGTATGGGACTTAAAGAAACAACTTCTTTTAGAAATCATATCGAGCTAGAAAAAGTT